GGTGACGATAAGTACCGCCTTGTTTTACTGCATAATTTGAGAAAGGCATATAATCCACCATACTAAACATTATTAGCATAGGTTGTACGTATTCATTAACTAGCAGAAAATAGTCTGGATTTGCAGCCTGAGTTAAAGTACCTGCAGTAATTAAGTCAGAAATTTTATTATACAGATCCGTTCCTAAATAATTTTGAATGTGCATTTGCTGAGCAATTTTAATAAAAGGCAAAAGCTTGTCCGTGTCTACCGACCCGTCTATAATTGAGTTTTTGACTAAGTCGTTTCGAGATATAAATAAAGGTGTAGCCATAATTAATTTTTTCTATAGTTAGGATCTAAAGACCACCAGTCATTTTTAGGTTGAGCAACTTGAGCAACTTCAGGCACGTTAGTTTCTATTTGTGCTTCTTTTTTTAAGCTAGGGTCTAGAGCTGCTATTTTACGTCTAGCCTCTGCTACTGTAATTCTTTCGTTGTTTTTTCTTAAGTAAGTTCTACGTTCCCAATAATGTTGACAATTAACTCCTCCTTTGTAAAGCCATAAATTATAAGTATTAGAACCTTTTGGAGCTAACTCTGAATTATCTGAACTTTCTTTATTTAAGTCCTCCATACGGTAAACTTTTTTAGCTGCCCACATTTTACGACAAAATTCTCTTTCTGGATTATTCGATCCGTAGTACCTATAACGTACTTTTATTATACTTGTATCTTGAGAGCTTTTTTTATTAGGAGTACTAGTAGGAACTGAAGCTAGTTCAGTAGCAAACTTTAAAGAATGATTAAGTATTTCGTCATACTGATTAGCTGGTCTACTATCTATAAGTTCGTAACCCTCCATTTCTTCGTCTTCACCTTTACTTTTTAATTCGTCTAAAAGAGCTTTAGTCAACTTTTCGTTAATATTTAAAGGCACGCAGTTAGGCACTTCTTTGCCATCTTTTATTTTAGTTCCTATTTGTTCATAACCGTTCCAGCAAGGTTTTTTTAAGTCCGTATGATCTTGACAAGGCATATACCATATTTTACCGTCTTCTTCGTGTTCGTGATAACCCATACATCCCATTTCATTAGCTTTGTTTTCAGCTTCCTCTATAGTTTCGTATGCTTCTTTTCCGTCTATTTTCTTAAGACTAAACTTTTGTCCTGTCTCCTCTTCTATTTGTTCTTTATTAGTAGCGTTTGCCAAGTCGTTAAATTCAAGCGGCTGCAGCGTTTTAAAGTACAAATTAAGCACTATCTCGTTATAAGCTAGTATATCGTCAAAAGCATTTAATAAAAGCTGCTGGAAAGGAGCTATAACGGTATTATCCATTAAAGTACTAGCAGTAACAATTTCGTCTGCATTATTTCCGAATCCAGTCATATCTTTAATACCGAATAAAATAGGACTAGTAACTCTATGAGCTACCATTATTTTTTTCATAGACTCTGTAGATAAAAACTCGTATTGCTGAGGAGCGTCACTTAACTGGACCGCCTCCATAGTAGCTGCTGAGTCTTTGTCATCGTTAAAAGCTAGTATAAATCTACCAGCATTAGAAGTACCTTGATATTTAGCTGCTATTTTTTGTTCTATAATATTTCTTTCCTCTTCAGTCGGAGTCCCGTTGTTAAAGTTTAAAAGCATAGAAGGAGCTAAACCGTTCATAATATTATTTAAATGATAGTTAGCTATTTCCTCTTCTAGCTCTGCATATTGTATACCTCCCTGATAATCTACAGGACTTACGTATTTAAAACTAGGAGTATATGGTTTTACGTATAGAATTTCTATTTCATTATTAGAAGTTCCAAAAGCTGGTATACGTTCTAAATGGTCTCCGTTTTGGTATTCAGACCAGTCATAATAATAATAATAAGCTTTTACTTTTCCGTCTCCGCCTGCTTCTATTTTTTCTGCTCTAAGAGTTTCTATTGGCATATGCTCGACTGTAACTATTTTACTGCGGTCCTGAGAATAAATTATTTGCATAGCACATTGTCCCATCATTTTTAAATCTAAAGCTACTTTATACTGCATATCCTCAGAAAGTAAAGATTTCATCTGAGCGTATTGCTCTGGTTTTCTGTTTGAGTCTGTAGCGTCTAAATAGTGTCCTACTATCATTTTTGAAATACCGTTAATAATAGCGTTATTAGTTGCAGATCCTAAAAAGCGGTCTATAAGAAACTGAAAATACATATTGTCTTCTCCATAGCTGACAAAGTCCTGATTACTTACTTCTTTTATTTCTGGTGTTGTGTACGTGCTTAGTTGTAAAAAATTAACCTTCATATTTTAAAATATTATATAGTCGTTATTCCCTGATTGATTTTCTTTGTAAACTCCTAAATTCATATCATAGTATTCATTATTCATTTGGTCTATAGTTTGGTCCGTACAAAATATCTTGTCTCTAAATATAACTGTTCCGCTTGTATTGCTTATTTTCATATCGTAATATCTACCTTCTACTAGATTTAAATTCATAGTTACGTTTACTAAATCGTTACTTATAATTATACCTACTTCGTCTTCCCAGTCATTAGAAGCTAGTTCCCAGTTTAAGTTATAAGTATTCCAAAGACTACCGCTTGTTAAAACGCAAGTTTCAATATTTGTGCTTTCGTCTCTAATACAGATAGTGGCATCTACAGTATATTCTCTAGGAATTATACTAAAAGTTTGCGTAGCAGTAGACGTAGTTAATATTATCATTTAATCCTTTAATAGTATAACGTATAAAAAAAAATATTTGTAGAAACTATATAAAAAAGAAATAGGGGACAAATCCCCTACTCCTAAACTAAACACAGAAAAAAATCTTAAGAAGGACTAATAGCCGCTCCTATTTGTAAAGCAGAAACTACTGCTGAAGCACAAAAGAAAGCTGGTAAGTCTTCTTGAGAACTAAACGTCATATTAAATCCTGTAAAATCCGCAAGAGCTGTACCAGAATTTATATCACCTGCAGTAACATCACATCCATTATAAGCTCCTAGTAAAAATGTATTGCCGTTAAAATCTTGAACGAATACGTGAGGATTTCCCTTTGCAACGTCTTGAATTTCAGCTTGCGTTAATTTGTCAAGTTTCTGTAACTGTATAGTTACACTTTGGTCATAATAAACCGTACCGTTTTCAGCACTAGCCGTAATCGTTTGGGTCATACCCGAAGATCCTGGCTTTACTAAATATTTATATCCTGCTGGTGTCGTGCTAATTGCAGTTACTTCAGCTCCAGTGACCGATAAGGTTCCCAAAGTTCCAAAGTCTGCTAGTATAATAGCTTTAACGCCACCAACGCTCTTAGTACAGGGTAAATTACGTCCCGTTTGTAGTATTGAACAACTCATATTTTTATATTTTTATAAAAAAAAAGGGTAAGCAGACATCCCACCTACCCAGATTTTTTTGGTTAATTAATTATTAAGAATAAACTACAATATCGCTAGCAATACCATAATTTACCGCTCCACTAAATCTACAGATAATTCTACAATTACTGCTTCCATCTAAATCGCTCATATCTAGCAACTTGACTTCATTCATATTTCCTACTAAAGAAGTACCAAAATACAAGTTTGAACGCTCTGCAGCCATCATAGAATTGTCGCTCATTCCTTGTGCTACAAATACTTTAACTCCGTCAAAAGAAAGACTTCCGTTATTCCACCATTGAGTCCCCATTGAGTTAGTACCTGCTGCTCCTAGTCCATTTGCTCCAAAACCTCCTAAAGCTCTTACATAGGCTCTAGCTACATTTTGAGAAACGTATAAGTGAAGGTCTTCTTTTCCATATAAAGCTGACGGGATCTGGTCAATTACTAGTCCCATTTGAGCTATTACATTTGCAGAGTCTACACCACCACCAACGGCAGCAATTTTTTGAGCTGCTGGAATGTCAGCGTCTGCTGCTGCTAAAGTAACTAAACCTGCATACTCTCCAGCGTTAGCTGCTACTCCTCTCCAGATAGTTTGCTCTGTTTTTTGAGCTATCTCTGCTGCAACGTGAGCTAAGATAAAATCTGAAAATTGTGGAGGTAGGTTTTTAAACCCAGAGAATCCCATAGACTGAGCTTCCCAGTCTTTTAAGAAGTCATTTTTACATACTTGTAAATTAACCTGTAAATTGTCAGGCTCTAGAACTCTTTCAGTTAGAGTTATATTAGAAGTAGGATTAAAGTCGCAACTTGCGTCTTGTACTAAAGATCCAGTATTTACTTTCTTAATAGTTTCTCTAAAATTAATATTTGGTTTTACAGTAATTCCTCCGTCATTGATTGTACTTGACGATAGAAGAGCTGCTGCGATATACTGATTTCCAAACTCACCTGCGTAAGTAGTAGAAATTGAAGTTGTAGTCGCTAATTTTATATTTCTTTTCATTTTATTATTTTTTATTAATTAATTATTATGCTTCTGAAGCCCATACTCCTACTCCGCCTACTATAAACCACTTAGTTAAAGCTACGGCTCTGATTATTACATAGTCTCCACTGTTTGCAGTTGCTTTAGTGTTAACCCAGTCTTTGTCTACTACTCCGCTTGCTACTGAATCGGCTGCAGCGTTAGCGATAGATCCGTGAAAACCGTCTGTTGAATGAGGGCTTAAAGTGATTATATTGTTTCCGTCTGCTCCTGTATTTCTGAATAAATATGTTAATCCTAAATTTTCAGTATGAATCTTAGGTAGAGAAATAACTAGTGCGTCTGTCGCAACATTTTGGTCTACTCCTGCGTCTTCAGCAGGGATTGATAACGAGGCAGAAATAGTATTTTGCGATACTTGTACTCTTACCTCATCGTTACTCGTGTGTATAAATGTACTCATTGTTTTTATTATTTTTTAATTTGACTTATTTTTGCTAACACTCTATCCATAGTAGTTTCTGGTCTGTTTTGACCATATAGGAAAGTGTCATTTTGTTTATCTGTTGGAGCGTGTGCTAAAGGTTTTCTAGCTGGTGACTTGCTCATTTTTTCTTTTACTTTGTCTACTTCACCATATTTCTTTTTTAACTCTTCTATTTCTTCTTTTACCTCTTCGATAATAGGAGACACTACTTCGACTACTGCAGCTATAATATCACCCATTTCTGGAGCTACTTCGTCAGGAACATCTACGATAATTTCCTCTTCCATATCCTCTCTTACGTCTTCTTTTTCGTCTTTAATCCCATCTTTATATCCTTCTTCTTCAGCTTCAGGAATAGTTTCAAGTTTTACCTCGTCTATCATTCCGTCTTCTTTTACAATAAGCATACGACCATCCTCGATCATATACTCACCTGCGGGTAGAGGAACCCTTTCGTCTTCGTCTGTTACGATAAAAACGCTTTCTCCCTTATCATAGCTATCGGCAAAAATTCTCGTACCGTTATCTAAAATAAGTTCTTCAAGATCTACTCTTAAACCTAGAAGAGTATTAATCTTTTTTAACATTTCAGTTGCTTTCATTATTTACTTATTTAATTATTAATGTTTATTTTAAATTTCATTAGCTATTTTCATAGCTTCAGATATTGTATTATAATTACTATCATATTCTCTGTATTCGTCTTGCATATCTAACAATAATCTGTCTCCATAACTATATGATTCCGAATTATTTGGGTCTATTCCTAGTTCGTCAGAAAGCTGCTCGTAAGCGTTAAGTTTTTCTTCTAGTGAGTCTATTGACTCTTTTAAAGTAGAATACCAGTTTTCTATAACCTCGTATGTGTTATAATGAATTTCTGCATCTGACTTTAAATTGTTATATTTTTCTACCAACTCTTGAGAGTCTCTAGTAGCTTCGTCTATATTAATTACTCTGCTATAAATTTCAGCATTATCTAAAGCACTATCTAAATCGTCTATAGCTGCTAACTCTAATTTGTTTTCAGCTTTTAATACTGCAAAGACTGGATTGTCTCCTGAGTATAACTTTTTTAGTATAGTTTTAAATGCGTTCATATTATTACATAAAATTAGCTAGTCCAAAACGCTCATTTGTTTCTCTTAATAGTTCTTCGTAAGCACTTCTCATTCTTTCTTCTGCATTTAAAGCATCGCTTAATATGTTTTTAATTTCATCGTAGTTTGATATTAATTCAGAAGGATTTATACCTAACTCTTCCGCTTTAATTTCTAGTTCGTCTATTTTTACTTGCATATTTTCAGCAGCCTCTTCAAAACCTGTAGCAGAACCATTGATTACAAAATTATCTATATCCATACTTAACTCAGTGTTAAAGTCATTAGTTTTGTCTATCCACTCGTTAAATAATTCTGGAGCGTAAGTTGCTTCACTATAAGACTGTTCTAAAT